ATACCGGTGCAAGAGTACACACCCAGTCGTGGACAAGACAAGATAGCCCGATTAAACTCTGTATCTGACATGATCGCATCTGGTAAAGTGTGGGTTCCAAACACCAGATGGGCAGAAGAGTTAGTGGATGAGATTGCTTCGTTCCCATCGGGCGAACACGATGACTTGGTGGACGCAACAACACTTGCGCTAATGAGGTTCAGGCAGGGAGGGTTCTTACGACTCCCAAGTGATGAGCCCGAAGATATCAAATGGTTTAAAGGTTACCGTAAAGAACGGTATTACACAGTTTAAGGATCAATCATGGCTATTAGTAAAGCGCTTTATCAAGCACCTCAAGGACTTGCAGGGATGCAAGACAATCCAATCGAGATTGAAATTGAGAATCCCGAAGCAGTTCATTTGCACACGGGCGATATTGATATTGACTTAGAGCCACAAAAAGATTCAGACCCAAACTTTGACGACAACCTTGCAGAGTACATGGATGACAATGAGATGCAAAGTTTGGCCAGTGAATTGGTTGAAGACTTTGATAAAGACATCAATGATCGCAAAGACTGGATACAGACTTACATCGACGGCTTGAAGTTACTGGGTCTAAAGTATGAGGAGAGAACAGAACCTTGGAACGGTGCGTGTGGTGTGTTCCATCCCATGCTCGCTGAGTCTGTAGTTAGGTTTCAGTCCGAAGCCATCATGGAGACATTCCCAGCGATGGGGCCCGTGAAGACGCAGATTATAGGCGCCATCGACAAACTCAGAGAAGAAGCTGCGGCTCGTGTTCGTGAGGACATGAACTATCAACTAACTGAAGTGATGCAAGAGTATAGGCCCGAACATGAAAAACTACTTTGGTCATTGCCCTTGGCAGGGTCAGCTTTCAAGAAGGTCTACTACGATCCTAGTAAAGGTAGACAGGTTGCCACTTTCGTTCCCGCCGAAGACATCGTCGTACCCTATGGTGCAAGCAATCTTGAAACAGCGGATCGTGTCACGCACGTGATGCGAAAAACCAAGAATGAAATTAAGAAGCTACAAGCGGCTGGGTTTTATTCTGAGATTGATCTAGGTGAACCTACGCATGACCTAGATGATATAGAGAAACAAAAAGCTCTAGAGCAGGGCATGACGGCAATACAAGATGACCGCTATAGGCTCTTAGAGATGAGTGTCAATTTAGACCTCAAAGGTTTTGAACACAAAGATAAAAAAGGTGAGCACACAGGTATACACTTGCCGTATATTGTGACCATAGAAAAGGGCACCAAAAAAGTATTGGCCATTCGTAGGAATTGGTATGAGAACGATGAGCTTCATATGAAGCGCCATCACTTTGTGCATTATCAGTATATTCCTGGCTTTGGCTTCTATGGATACGGTCTTATCCATTTGATTGGTGGATATGCCAAGTCAGCCACGATGATTCAGCGTCAGTTGATTGATGCGGGCACTTTATCTAACCTACCAGGTGGTCTAAAATCTCGCGGCTTGCGTGTCAAGGGTGACGATACACCAATCGCTCCCGGAGAATTTAGGGATGTAGATGTACCCAGTGGGTCTATTAGGGACAACATCTTACCTCTGCCTTACAAAGAACCCAGCCAAGTTCTGTTTACATTACTACAGAATATTATTCAAGAGGGCAAGTCATTCGCGTCTTCTGGGGATATGAATGTATCTGATATGTCTAGCCAAGCACCTGTAGGTACAACGCTAGCCTTGTTAGAGCGCACATTAAAGGTGATGACAGCGGTGCAAGCTCGTTTGCACTATGCAATGAAGCAAGAATTCAAGTTGCTTAAAGTAATCATTGCCGACTACTGCCCAGAAGAGTATAGCTATGATCCCGCAGAGGGAGACCGCAAGGCTAAGAAAGAAGACTATGACATGGTGGATGTGATCCCCGTGTCAGACCCCAACGCAGCTACGATGGCGCAGAAGATTGTGCAGTATCAAGCCGTGTTGCAGTTGGCGCAGTCTGCGCCTCAAATCTACAACTTGCCCTTGCTCCATAGACAGATGATTGAGGTGTTAGGTATCAAGAACGCATCCAAGCTTGTACCTACAACAGAAGATGAAACGCCAACGGACCCAGTGCAAGAGAATCAAAACTTCTTGACAGGTAAACCCAACAAGGCGTTCATCGAGCAGAATCATCAAGCGCACATTACAGTGCACCAAGCCATGATGCAGGACCCCATGTTGCAGCAGATGATTGGCCAGAACCCACAAGCGCAAGTGATGCAAGCAGCGATCATGGCCCACATTAATGAACACTTAGCGTTCGCATACAGACAAAAGATTGAGCAGCAGATTGGCCTTCAGTTGCCTGTGCACGATGAGGATGATCCCGAAAAGAACAAAGTATCCCCAGAGCAAGCAGACCAGATTGCACAGTTGTCAGCACAAGCGGCTCAGCAGTTGTTGCAGCAGCACACTGCCCAAGCAGCCCAGCAACAAGTCCAGCAACAGCAGCAAGACCCCATCATCCAGATGCAGATGCAAGAGTTGCAGATCAAGCAGCAAGAGTTGCAGCTCAAAGCACAAAAACAGCAGCAAGAAGCTCAAACCAAAGTTCAGCAGTTGCAGATCGAGCAAGCTCGCATCGAGGCGCAAAAAGAAATTGCAGCCATGCAAGTAGGAGCAAACGCTGCCGCAGCCAAAGACAAATTAGAGAAACAGATGCGTCTTGAAGGTACAAAAGTAGGCGTGGATATTAGCAAACACAAAGCACAAATAAACCAGCAACGACAACAATCGCTAATGCAAGCCGTGGCGCAAGCAGAAGCTGCTAAAAACAAATCTGTAAAGGGAAACAATGGAAGTTGATCGAGTTCTACACCACCTACTACGAGAGCTTGACAAACTCGTAGAAGAGCAACAGAGTTTTTTAGGAAGCGGTTCAGCAAAAGATTTTGCTGACTACCGTTACGTCTGCGGGACTATCCGGGGTCTAGGCCATGCAGAAATTCTTGTCAGAGACCTCGTGCAACGACTGGAGATAGACGATGAGTGAGTTTGATATAAGCGCTGTGGACCTTTCTGGCATCCTCAACACGAGTGCAGAACAGAAAGCAAAACAGATTCCTGAACCCAAGGGCTTCATGCTATTAACTGTAGTCCCCGAAGCGATGGAAGAGTACGCAGAAAGTGAAAGCGGAATTATCAAATCTAGCCAAGAAATTTGGAAAGAAGAGATGCTCACCCCTGTACTTTTTGTGATCAAGATGGGCCCTGAAGCCTATACAGATGCGACAAGATTTCCAACTGGCCCTCGTTGCAAGATTGGTGACTTTGTCATTTGTAGACCCAACTCAGGTACCCGTTTAAAAATCCACGGCAGAGAATTTAGGCTCATCAATGATGACCAAGTTGAAGCCGTTGTCGAAGACCCGCGCGGTATTACCCGTGCTGCTTAAGGAGTAAAAAATGGCAGATCAAGACTTTAAATTTCCAGATGAGATACCAGAAAAACCCGCTAAAGCTGCTGCTGAAGACGATTTTTCTTTTGAAATAGAAGATGATACACCACCCGAGGATCGTGGTCGCAAGCCCATGGCTGAGCCTCCAGAAGACCCATCAGATGATGAATTATCTTCCTACGACGAGAAAGTGCAAGCCCGTATTAAGAAATTTACTAGGGGTTATCATGATGAACGTCGTGCTAAAGAAGAAGCATTGCGTGAACGCGAAGCTGCTGAAGCCTATGCCAAACAAGTCATTGCGGAGAACAAACGTCTCCAAGAACAGCTTGCCAGTGGTAGCAAGATCATTATTGATCAAAGTAAAACGTCTGCTGAAGCCCAGTTGCAAGCAGCCAAGAAGAAATACAAGGAAGCGTATGAAAACGGAGACTCAGATGCTCTAGTAGACGCGCAGACTGAAATTTCTGCGGCGATGATGCAGTTGGATAAAGCCCACAATCTAAGACCTTTACAAGTCGAAGAAAAGGTGGTACAAACACCACAACGTGATACAACACCTAAAGTAACCAGCCGAGACAAAGAGTGGTTGGAGACTAATAGATGGTTTGGTTCCGATGAAGAAATGACCAGCGCCGCGCTTGGGTTACATCGCAAGCTGCTTAAAGAAAACGGCGAAGGTTTCATTGGGTCAGACAAGTATTACCAGATTGTTGACGCTACCATGCGCAAAAGATTTCCTGAGAACTTTGAAAGTGATCAGAGCGACGAACCGGCATATGAGGAAACTCCACGCCGTGCACAAAAACCCGCCGCTGTAGTAGCACCCGCTACACGCAGCACACCACCTAGCCGTATACGGTTGAAGGCATCAGAAGCTGCGATTGCTCGCAGACTTGGGGTACCTTTGGAACTATATGCAAAACAGGTTGCACAACTTAGAAATGGAGAATGAAAATGACAGCTACACAAAACAGAACAGCTCGTGAATTGGATGATAGATTGGCCGCTGGTAGACCTACTAGTTGGCAAAATCCGGATAGTCTACCCATGCCAAATGAGCGTCCGGGATGGAAGCATCGTTACATTCGTATTAGCATGATGGGCACTGCCGATCCTTCTAATATTTCCTCTAAGTTGCGCGAAGGATATGAGCCCGTGAGAGCGGAAGAGTATCCTGAGTTAATGATGCACGCCAATACTGAAGGTCGCTTTAAAGGCAACGTTGAGATTGGCGGTTTGTTATTGTGCCGAATCCCAGAAGAATTTCTGAAACAGCGAGCCGACTTCTACAACAAACAGAACAAAGCTCAAATGGATTCAGTCGATAACACGTTTATGAAAGACAGCGATCCTAGAATGCCTCTCTTTGCGGAGAAGCGGTCAAAGGTCACATTTGGTTCAGGTTCTTAATTTTTAAGGAAACAAAATGGCTTACCCAACAGTCTCGGCCCCTTACGGCCTAAAGCCTGTTAACCTGATCGGTGGTCGTGTGTATGCGGGTTCTACTCGCATGTTCCCCATCGTGAATGGTTACAGCACAAGCTTGTACAACGGTGACATTGTGCAAATTGGTACCGGTGCAAACATCGGTAACTTGATAGCTTCAACCTTGGCATACAACGCTTCTTCAGCAGTAGCTGGAACAATCGGTGTATTCGTTGGTTGCGAGTACTCTACAACTGGCGGCCCAATCTATGGTAAGAATCGTTACCAATATTGGCAAGCTAGTACAACTGCTCCTGATGCTATTGGTTATGTAGTTGATGATCCACAAGCTGTTTTCAGATCAGCCGTGGTTGTTAACCCAGCCGGTACAGGTGGTAGCACTACTATCGCTTACGCTAACCAAGCCTTCATTGGTTCCAATGCTTATTACATTGGCGCTGCCGCTGGTAATACTGGTAGCACAACCACTGGTGACTCTCTTGCTGGCGTTGCAGTTTCTGCATCTGCTACTGTGAGTACACCTATTACCTCTAGCGCAGCAATGCGTATCGTGGGTATCGTCCCTGATACAGCAGTGTCTTATGTGCAAGCTGGTACTTCTAGCTCTACGACAATCACATTGTCCGCAGCTAACTCTAACATCGTCCCAGGAATGGCAGTCACTGGCGCCGGTATTACAGCAGGTTCAAACACCTATGTAACCGCTGTGTCTGGTACTAGCGTGACAATTAATACGGCTGTTGCCTCTGCGCAATCTACCGCTGTTAATTTCACATTCACTGGATATCCCGAAGTGTTGGTATCATGGAACTTCGGTTACCATAGTTACTTCAACGCTACTGGCGTTTAATTAAGGAGCTAACAAATGGCTATTTCACGCGCACAACTATTGAAAGAGCTGCTCCCAGGCTTGAACGCTTTGTTCGGTTTAGAGTATGCACGTTA